CGGCACCTAACAAAAAGTACAATAGAACAGGTGTAAGCATTGAGGAATTAAAACGTTGCATAACACATGGGGAAGAAAGAACTTCCGGACATGAAGATACTATAATGCTGGTAGGTTCAGGGTGCCAGGTTACATATAATCCTAAAACTGGTGTTCTTGTGCAAACTAACAGAAAGGATAGAGAGGTATGATTGTTGTAGAAATAAGCGGTGAAGAACAAAAGTTTTTAAAACCATATGTAGAAGAATGGTCGGAGCTGGCAACAATTAAATTGGAACGTACTGATATTAGGAAATACCTTAATGCTCTTGATGATATGATTTTGCGCTATGGTTTTGATAAAAAAATGGAATTCTATAATGAGATTGGGGAAGATGCACAGTTGATATATGATCGTGTTTTAGATGCATGTGATAATTATGATGATAGAGAAGGTGGAGGGGAATAATGAATACGCTTGAAACAGCATACAAGATTCTGAAAAATTTAGAATCTGCAAAAGATGTTGAATACATGGGCACACTTATTAGTCCTGAACACTTAAATGTATCGGATGAAGAGTGGCTTATGGTTATGAAAAATCTTCTTGAAGAAGGGTATATTCGGGGAGTTGATATAAGCAAGAATGTACTCGGGGAGACAAAAGTTAATATTGAAGAGGCTAGAATTACATTGAAAGGGGCACAATACCTTCATGAAAACAGTGCAATGCAGAAATTCATGAGGATAGCAACCAATGTGATAACAATAGGTTCAAGTATTAAGTAATAATTAGATTTTTAAAGCAGGCCAATTGGTCTGCTTTTTGCATGCAAAGAAAAGGAGTGGCAATGGAATCTTTAGAATTAAAAGACAAGGTAAATATACTTGGAACAGAATATAGCATCAAGGGGCAAAAGGAAAAAGAAACTCCCAAGCTCAAACATGCAGACGGCATATGTGAATTTTATTCAAAGGAGATTGTAATTGATGACTTTGAACCAACTTCGGAAACAGTTGCCAATCCCAATTTATATAAAAAGAAGGTGTTAAGACATGAGATTGTGCATGCCTTTCTATATGAATCTGGGCTTGATGTAAGTTCAGAATGGGCAAGAAATGAAGAGATAGTTGACTGGATAGCACTTCAAACTCCAAAGCTACAAAAAGCATTTGAAGAGGCAGGGTGCTTATAACATCAGATAAATTGCAGAGGGTGCGCACCTCTGTTTTTTATATTCGCCCAGTCAAGGCGTAAAACTGACGGAATTTTATCACTCGCCTGCTCATCGGCGTAAAATGTGAGCCGCATCGGCGTCGCCTGCCGTAAAAGATGGCGTAGCGGATAATAGAATGGAGGACACAATGAAAAGAGAAGAGATCGAGAAAGTTTTGAAGGAAGCTGGAGTATCTGATGAAAAGCTGAAAGATACCGTCGAAAACATCCTGGCAGAAAATGGCAAGGATATTAAAGCAGCACAGGACAAGACAGCACAGGACAAACAGAAAGAACTTGATATTGCTGATCAGACTATCAAGGGTCTAAAGGAGAAGGTTGACAAGTTCGATGGGGTCGATGTTGACAAGCTGCGTAATGATGCCAAGGAATGGCAGGATAAGTATGATGCTGATATCGCAGCAGAGAAAAAGAAGACTAGCGACCTACAAAAGGAATACGCTTTAAAGGATGCGCTAAGAGGGCAGGGTGCGCTGGATCCTGATTACATCATGTATAAGCATGGTGGAATCGATAAGTTCGCCTTTGATAGCCAGGGCAATCCTATAGGTCTATCTGACATCCTAAAGCCAATGATGGAAGCATCACCGGCCTTGTTTAAGAAGGATGATGGCGACGATGGTGTAGCCGGCGGAGCAGGAGGGTTCTCGAGTGGTGGAAATCACGGAGGCGGAGCAGAGCCTGATCTCGACAAACTATCAGATGAAGAGTATTACAAAAGACTCGAAGAAAAAGAAAGGAAGTAAGAATTATGCCAAACAATTTTCTTGAAGTAAAAAATATCGCAAGACAGACATTACCTAGACTAATGAACAACCTAGTATTCCCTAATCTGGTACACAGAGATTTCTCAAATGATTTTGTACCAGGCCTTGGAACCAAGATTCAGGTCAAGAAGCCTGTAAAACTCATTGCAGAGGAATTTAATGAGTCACAGGGCGTTAAGCCACAGGGAATCAATGAGGAATCTGTAGAGGTTAAGTTAGATAAGCTAGCTACAGTAGATGTGGAGTTTAGTGCAATCCAGAGAGCTACTAACGTAGATGATTTGAATAGACTATTCCTTGAACCAGCGGCAGTCGCTCTGGCAGAGAAGATTAACAATGATGGACTAGATCTATATAAGTTCATTCCTACAGCTGTAGGAAAGGCAGGTACGACACCATCTGAACTAACGGACCTTGCAAATGTAAGAAAGCAGCTTAATAAGCAGCTCGTGCCAGTTGCCGGCAGAGTAGGAGTATGGGACACCGAAGCTGATGCTGCATTCTCCACTGTCCCAGCAATCGTTAATGCTGAGAAGTCAGGTTCTACCAACGCTCTCAGAGAGGGTTCAATTGGTAGAGTAATGGGACTAGATAACTACATGTCCCAGGCTGTGAGAAAGCATACTTCAGGCACGCTTAAGGTGACTGGGGATAAAATCACCGTTAAATCTCAGGTTGAAGATTCCGATGAAGTTGTACTTACAGGAACAGGACTTACAGGAACTCTTGTTAAGGGAGATATTATCACTATTGTTGGAAAACAGTATTTGGTTACAGAAAATACAACAGCTTCTGGAGATGAAATCCACGTTAGTGTAACACCAAAAATCACAGCAAATGCAGACGTGCAAGCAGTGCTGCTCAAGAGCCACACTGCAAACCTTGCATTTAATCCTATGGCTTTTGCGTATGTAACAAGACCACTTCAGGCACCAGCGGGAGTAGAGAGCTATGTAACTAGCCACAACGGAATCTCTCTTCGTGTAGTAAGAGGCTACAACATGGAGAAGAAGAAGGAAATGCTGTCAATGGACGTACTTTACGGATACACAGCAATCTATCCTGAACTCGCAACAAGAGTGCTTGGATAAGCAAGGAGGCCTTAATGGTTGAATATAAGTTTTACACGGACGAATTCTGCGGCAAGGCAATATCCGAGGAAGACTGGCGGGGGCGTGAAGCTTTCGCCAGTGCTTATATTCGAAAGCATTTCGTAGGATTTGATGTTGATGTAGATGATTATAAGCATGGTATATGTGCTGTTGCAGAGGCAAAGCAGACTGTAGATCAGGGCGTACTGGAAAGTCAGACTGTAGGGTCATGGTCAAAGCACTACAGTGTGAATAGTGTATCTGATAAAGATAGACTACTTAATGCAGCCATGCTTTATCTGTCCGAGTATCGGAAGGGAGTTGAGTGGGCGTGAACATGTTCACACAGACTGTAACGATTTATCACAAGGTGGAAGATAATAAGTGGCTGACTAGAGTGGTGAATGATGTGCATGTAGAGAAAATTGAGGGAGAAACAATCAGAAAGCACGGTGTTGAATCCTCATCTAAACTGATTGCATATATACCACTTACATCTATCAATGATGTAGTCATAGAAAAAGGTGACATCATATACGATGGAATTTCACCTGTGACAGCCGTAAATAAGGCAAATGATATCTTATATCACAAGAACGCATTTCTTGTCACGTCGGCTGAAAATTTTGATTTTGGCGATGGGCAGAAGCATATAGAGGTGGTGGCAAGATGACAAACAAAATAGAGACACCACGAGGTTGCATTGTTGTAACCAAGGATGGCACTGCGGAGCTAAAGTGGAATCCAGGATTTGGGAACCAATGGGGCAAAAGCTTTGATAAAGCTCAAAAGTTTATTGACCATGAAGTAATTAGGTTATGCAGTCCGATGGTTCCATTTCGTTCGGGTATGTTAGATAAGTCCGGAATACTAGGAACTGTACCAGGTGAAGGTGAAGTAGCGTACAACGCACCATATGCTAGATATCACTACTACGGCAAGCTAATGGTTGGAAAAGCACCTAAGAAGCTTACAAACCGTAATATGCAGTATCACGGAGCACCTAGGAGAGGTCCCAAGTGGTTTGAGCGTATGAAGAGGCAACATCTACATAGCATACTATCTGGGGCTGCTGCAATAACGAAGGGATAAAACTAATGAGTATTATTAAAAGCGTACAAGATTATTTAGCCAAGTATGATGGAATGCAGCTTATAAATATGTCAGAGATGGAAACGGACTATACGCCGGGAAAGAGAGGTGTAAAAGGTGGAACTTCCGCACTTGCACCAACAGGGAATTCTAGAACAAGGACGGATGTTCTTGGGAATAAGACCTATGAAAATTCATATATCTTTTTCGCAAAGGATTTGGCCGTAGATAATTCTGCAAGAGAAGATATGTATGACTTTTTGGAGTCTCTTTCAGAATGGATCGAAACAAAGATTGATGAAGGAATCCTCCCTGAATTACCAGGTAAGTATGAAGCGGTCAATTTAGTACCATCAAATCATATGCTGTATGACATCGAGGAAAGCGGTGCAGGTGTATATCAAGTAGAATTAATACTAACAATTAAGAAGAGAAAATAGGAGGACAGTATGAGCAATGTAATTAAAAGAGAACTATGGCAGACGTTTTTAGGAATCCCAGATGCAGGGGGGACTAACTTCGACTATGAGGCAATCGGAGAAGATAACGATACATTGACTGAAGAGCTCAATGCCAATGTCAGCAAGACCAAAAATGTTCTTGGTAAGAACAGTACGGCAGTAGACGGTTATTCCCCAAGTATGTCTGTTTCGCCTTATAAGGCAGATAAGGGGACGAAGACCTTTGCATTTCTAAAAGGAATTGCTGATGGTCTCAAGACACATGGTGACTGTGAGACACACGTAATAGATGTAGACCTATTTGCTGAACCGGAATCGTCTGAATATCCTGCAATCAAGAAGGGGGTAATCGTGGAGGTTAAGTCTCTTGGAGGCAACACGGATGCTTTCCAGATTCCTTACGAGCTACACTATACAAACGTGAATGAGAAGGGTAAATTCAATCCTACTACAAAGAAATTCACAAAGACTCTATAAGGATAAGAAAGGATAATAGGTCATGGCTGGTACAAATTTGAATTTTGATACCGGGACAATCACCCTGTATGTGCAGGGTGATCCATCCCGGAAGTTTTCGTTTAATCCTACGGATCAGAAAGTACTTAAAGGCTTTTTGAGACTGGTTGATGAAGCGGAAGAAAAGATGAAGGATTTTTCAAAGAGGGCAGAAGGTATTGAAAAGTCAGGGGATATTACTGAAGCTGAATTCACTGCTCAAACTGCAGACCTTATGGATGATATAGATAGTTGGTTCAGAGGTGCTTTTGATAGTATTTTTGGTGAAGGACAGGCTCAAATTGTTTTTGGAGACACATCCTCTGTTGCTATCAACAGTGATGGGGAATATATCATGATAGCAATGCTGATGGCCTTGTATCCTATCTTTGAGAAGGAAATTCAAACTAGATCCGATAGAATCGACAAGGTTTACTCTGAAATAGTAGAGGAATTACCTACAGAGAAAAAGGAGCTGCCTACAGAAGAAGTAATTAATGCTACTGAAGAGGCAGAAGAAGAGAATGCTGACTCTACCGAATAGCATTAAGCTAGGAGAAAAGGAATATTCTATCAGGAGTGATTATAGAGCTGGTATCCGCTTGATGCAGATGTTTGAAGATCCTGAACTGACTGACAGTGAAAAGCTTTTTATAGCAATGAAGGTAATTTTCAAAAATGCAGTAATTCCAGGAGTTTACTTACAGGAAGCACTAGAAAAAACAGTGTGGTTCCTAAATGGTGGAGAGCCGAATCAAACATCTTCCTCCGGCAGTCAAAGAAGACTATATTCATGGAATCAGGATTTGAGATTTATAATAGCGGCAGTAGATAAAACCGTGGGTTTTTCCGTTCGTGGAAAAGCCTTTTTTCATTGGTGGGACTTCCTATCTGCCTTTTCCGAAGTAGGAGAATCCAGCTTCACAACGATAGTATCTCAACGTTTGTTGAAACAAAAGGGCAAGCAAACAGAGAGTGATATTGATTGGTGGGCAGAAAATGCAGATATTGCAGAACTCAAGATTCAAAGGTCGAAAGAGGAACAGGACGCTGTAGATAGGTTCAATAAGTTACTTAAAGAAGGGAATGGTTAGTTATGGCTCAGGAATATGCAGGATATCTGATGTTCAATACAAAGCTTGATTCCGGAGGCTTTAATAAGGGAGCTAAAAAGATAGGCGGCATGGGAGGCAAACTCACAGACCAGCTTGTAAAATATGCAAAACGCGGAGCTATAGCAATGGGTACTGCTATCACAGCAGCTATGGTATCTGGTGTTAAGTATAACGCTCAAATGGAGCAGTACTACCAGTCTTTCAAGACAATGCTTGGTAGCACAAAGGAAGCTACAAAGCACATGCAGATGCTCAAGAAATTTGCTGCAGAGACGCCATTTGAAATGACAGATTTAGCAAATGCATCTCAAACGCTATTGGCATTTGGAGAGAATGTCAATCTGATAGAAGGTGACCTCAAAATGCTTGGAGACATATCCCTTGGTAACAAGGAGAAGTTCTCGGCATTGGCCCTGGTATTTGGTCAGGTTAAATCACAGGGGCGTCTAATGGGGCAAGACTTACTACAGATGATTAATGCAGGCTTTAACCCTCTTACTATCATATCCAAGAAGACCGGAAAGAGCATGGCACAGTTAAAGGATGAAATGGCAAAAGGTCAAATTACCTTTGACATGGTAGCAGATGCTATGAAGACCGCAACATCTGCAGGTGGTCAGTTTAATGATGCCATGAAAACACAGTCGAAAACTGCAATCGGTCTTTGGTCGACCCTAAAGGACAATGTCCATGCGAAACTTGGCGAAGCGATGGAAGGTGTTAGCAACATAATTAAGTCGTCTCTTCTTCCTAACGCTATCAAATTCGTGGAAAAATTCAACGTAAAAAAGACTGTAGCTGGAGTAAGAACACTTATTGATGTTCTCAAGATAGTATCTCCTCTTATTGCAGGTTTATATGTAGCACCAAGAGTAACTTCTGGTGCTGGTGCACTAGCTGGCCTTTGGAGTAGAGGACTGCTAGAAGCAAAGAAATACAAAATTGAGATGGCAGCTATAGCGAGATTGAGCTTAGCAGGAACTAAAGCGGAGATATCCGGTGTTGGTGTTGTAGTTGGTTTATTGACTCAGAAACTTACCCTTGCAGAGGCAAAGACACTAGCCTTAGGTAAAGCCCAAGCTCTGATGGCAGGAATCAACCCTTATGTAACTATAGTAGTTGGGGTGCTGGCGTTTGTAACAGCAGTGGAGCTGGCAAAGAAGACGATGCAGGCACATGCTTTGGAAGCGGATAAAGATTACAGCGCAGTTCTAAAGCTTTCCAAGGCTAACGAGGAAGCAGAGAAGGCATATAACAGTCAGAGAAGAGCAGCTGCAAATGATATGGTTCAAAAAGGTGCAGAAATAGAAAATGCTATTAATCTCAAGAGAGAGCTTGACGGTATCGTGGATGCATCCGGGCGTGTCAAAAAAGGCTATGAAGGCAGAGCCGCTGCCATTGTATCAATATTGCAATCTCAAGGTGCTGAAATCAGCATGCAGAACGGTGTAATTCAGAACTATGGTGAGCTTAGCAGGGCTATAGATAATTACCTGGTTAAGAAAAGAGCTCAAATTGTGCTTGATGCATATGAGGAATCGTATAAGACGGCGCAGAGAAATATTCGCAAATCCACGGAAGCATACACCAGGGCTAGCAATGAACTGGATAAACACACCAAGTCGCAGGCTGAAATTAATAGGATGTCTGCAAGACAGGTAAGCGAATACGAAGAGAAGCAGGCAAAGCTCATAAAGGCCAAAAACAAGGCTGCAGCTCAGGTTAATAAGTACAACAAGGATATTACCAGATATGAACAAGCGCTTGCTGAGTTTGAAAAAGGTAATTACTCCAAGATTAATGCAGTGCTGGATGGGCATGCTCAAGCGATGGCTGATATCAACAAAAAGAGCAAGAAGCAACTCCGTAAGCAGAGAGAAGATACAGCTGCAGAACTTAAGGCATTGAATAAGCTTTATAAGAAGACTGGATCTGATAACGTAAAGGCTGCTGCAGAGGCTAAGCAGAAAGAGCTAGCTGCTATAGATTCTAAGCTAGGAGAACAGACTGCGAGAGTCAAAGGTAATCGCGGAAAAATGAAAGCTGCAACTAAGGATATGATGGGCGGCGTACAAGAGGGAATCAAGGAATCAGATATATCTATTGATGATCAGCTTGATAAATTATCAGAGTCTCCTAAAAATTATGCTGGTGGAATTAAAGCTGCAATGAATAGTTTAGTATCTGCAGCAAACAAAGCTGCGGGAGGAGCAAACCTTAAAGGTGCATTTGCTCCTAGATTATCTCAGCTATCTAGCTCACCTCATGGATGGAGAGGTACAATTTCATCTGCTATGTCATCCCTCATGAATGCAGCGCGATCAAGTGCAGGTAGTGTTTCATTTTATGGTGTTGGATACAACGCGGGAACTGGCATTAAATCCGGAATACTTGCAGCAAAAGCACAGGTTATCGCTGCTGGTATAGCAATAGCTAATGCAGTTGTTGATAACATGAAACGAGCAATAGAGTCCCGTTCTCCATCGAGGAAGACTGCAAGGCTTGTAGGAGCACCAATTGCTCAAGGTGTGGGAGTCGGTATGATACGTGAATCAAAAGCACTGTACAAGAAAGCTAGACAAGTAGCTAATAATACAGTGGCGGCTATGAAGGTTGATCCGGTCACCATAGGACTTGGAGTTAAAAAGCGAATTAGTATTCCGAATGTTGCTAAAGGAACAACGCTTCCGGTACAAGTAGGAACCACAATTATGATGCAGTCAAAAGAACGCGGTCTACTTGATAAGCTCATAGATAAGGTTGAGCAGATTAATGCTAGACCAATCAAGCAAGAGGTTAACTTCCATGAAAGAGTCTACACACCTGCAGATGCTCGCGATAAGTTAGCCGAGCTAACTCGTTTGGGATTGGAGGTGGATGCGTAAATGATATTTCTGAAGTTTATCCGAGATGATGGTGCCATCATGAATATAGGAGATGGTGCAGAAGATTACGAACTACTCAGTAAGACTGGTACAAGCAACGTAGAAGTCGAACACTTTTATGATGCGAAAGGCAGTGGGTATGGAGACTGGCATTCAGGAGAAAGAGTCAAAGGAAGGACCATAAAGTATAAGATTACAAGTCATACTGGAATAGCGGCTTCACGAAGATTTATGGAGTTCTTTTTTAACGTACTTCATAAATTCAGAGTGGAGTCGTATTTTAATGGCAGAGAAGTGTACCTAGACGCTGAATTACTGACTCCTAAACATACAGAGGATTTATATTCTCATGAAGAGGTTGAGATTACGTTCTATGCAGCTGATCCGTATTGGAAGTCACTTGACGACACTGTAAGGAACTTCTATACACAGTCGGCATTATGGCATTATCCGTATGCATTTATTGAACCAAATCAAAATCTTCCGGCTAATGCATATACTGTATTTGAGAGAATTAATGTAAACAAAACAGTTTATGTGTATAACGACGGAGACGCACCAGCATTGTTTACAATCACAATTCACGGTGCAGTTGATAACCCGGAAGTGAAAATCAATGATGCGCTTATCAAATACAATGGAACTGTCGGTTCAGGAGAGTCTCTATATATAGATTCCGAAAATGGAGTTTACCAACTAGATGGTAAGAATGTTCTAAAGGATATGATTGTGCTTGGTGAACCTATGTTAAAGACTGGTGATAATACACTAGTTAGCAATAAGGAAATGTTTGGTACTGTCAATTATCACAAGTTATATAACGGAGACATGTAGCTATGAAAGTGTTTGCATTTGACGAAAATATGAACCGCATAGGAGAGCTGAAATATATACAGCTTCTGTGGGATAGAAAAGGTAATGAGCCTGGAGGATTCACTATATACCAACAATCCAAGCACTATATCGAAGCTGCCTATATTATGGCAGAAGGTCGTAGAGAGATAGGCATCGTTTACAAGCCTGCATATAAAGCTAATCCAAATGGCAGATATGTTACAACAGAAGGTAAATTTGCAGAGGATATGACCAATGATGCTACAACAGGTCACGGGATGACAATTGTTGCTACAAAGCGTATGAATGATCAATTCATGGAATACCTGAGAAAGAAAGGCATAAAAGAAGCACTTGATAGTGAGACTATGAAGTCAAGAGACGAAGTTGTGACAAGATGCTTGGATGTAGGTGGAGAAATATATCGAATCCTGGCACTTGACCAGGAATCATTTCAGATTAATTGGAATGGAGGATGGGAAATTAAATTTGTTAAACCTCGCGATACAGGTATTCGCTTTTCAAAGGGGATTGGTAATGCGAAAGAAATCATATATTCCCAGGATATGTCTGTCTACAAGCATAAATGCACAGGGTATGTAGAAATACCGGACGACATTGTCAAGGAAGGCTATAGTGGAACTACCTTGATAGGCGGCAAGCATTACGAAACTGATTCATTTACAAGTACGCTGCAGGTCGAAGAACGATTCAGGCAGAAAGAGATGTCGATGGATTTTTCCATGCCGGAAGGACTTGAGATTACAGCAGCTAATAAAGCTAAGATTAAAGCTCAAATTATACAGATGTGCCAACTTGAGCTTTTAAATCATTATGTAGTAAGAGAAATAGAGGTTACTCCGCTGCAGATAGCAGGCTGTCGATATCTGATAGATTATGACCTTGGAGACATTGTACTTGTAGAAATCCCGGAAATAGGAATCACATATGAAGCTCAGATTATAGAGGTGCACGAGGTTTGGGAAAAGAATATACAAACCTACACTATAACACTGGGGCATAAGAGAATTAAACGTTAAAGAGAAGAAATGAAGAGGTGAGATATGAGAGCATTTCCTTATCAATCAATTTATGATCAGTCGGCAAATCCACCTTGGGATCGCCTAACCGGAGCGAGTGATCATAGAATTGAGGCACTTGCTAATTGGACAGATGGAGTATATCCGGATGGCGGATGGGAAACTACTCCGGGAGTAGGCATGTCGGTTGTAGTCAGTCCGGGCATGGGTAGAATCAGGGGCATATTTTGTTATGATGATGATCCGCATTCTGGAGGATTATCGACAGAAGGTAGAACGCTTATCGTCCAAGCCGCAGATGAGAGCTTGGACAGAATAGATAGAGTGGTTATACGTCATAACGATGCTTTAAACATAAGGGCAACGGATTGGTACATCCTTAAAGGTACGCCGTCTGCAAGCCCATCGCCTCCAGAGCTGACAAGGAACAGCAGCACGTATGAGTTATGTGTAGCTGAAATCTTTATAGCACGAGGAACAAGTGCTATATCTGCACAAAGGATTACCGATACTAGAATGGATTATAAGCTGTGTGGAATAACAACAACTAGGGTGATGGATTTAGCAATCGATGAGATTAAGAAACTCCTCACCTCTGCTATTGATGAAACCACGGCCGGTAATATACGAAACAGTATGGCGAAAATGGTCGTCGTTAAAACCGATGTTCGAATATATAGCTCATCTGCAGTATCTGATAGTACGTATACGAAGTATCCATTCAGAATCGACATACCTATTGGTATATGTACAGAAGAACATATACCAGATATTTATCTGAACCCTGGAACAGAAAATCTGTTTTATGAAATATGTGAATCAAGAGTAGGGGCTGTAAGGGTATATGTGTCTAAGAATGATTTTGGAACGGTTACAATTCCGGTAATTCGTCTAACAAAAGAATCTGATGTTTAAAAAAGGAGGTAACGCAGTAATGGCAATGGGTAGAGTGCATGGGGGGGTAGAAGCCTTCAAATGAAAGTTGCGAAAAAGAATATGAAAATTGCTACGAATGGTGGGGTAGCAATGCGTACAGTTACTAAAGCAGAACTCGGTATTACGGAGAATGCAAAAGTATTGTTAGCACAGGTACATCCACTACATAAAGCAAGAGTAGATGATGTTTGGACTGCCGTATTTTATGGTTATTCTTGGGATAACAATAGTGGTAAATTGGAGATAGCTGTTAACGGAAGATTAACAGGTCTTCAGGAGCAGATTTTTGAGATAAATGTATTATATCAAGAGTAGGAGGCATACATGATAGGTAAAGTGCATGGAAATAGGACTTCATTAAAACAGGAACGTATCGAATTAGGAAACGTTTGGATGGCACCTCGAGATGGAACTCTTATATGTAGCGGAAGAGCACAAGGAAATTCTGCATACATGTTTGTGAAAGACACAACTGATAATGCCTATGTCTGCATGTGTACAATTGAGTATAATCAACACTATGGGACAATGATGTGTCCAGTGCTAGCAGGACATACATACAATATAGCGAAACAATATTGGCAGATGCAAGATGCCTTAATTGTTTATGAGGAGTAATTAGCGGTATGTGAATAGTTTGTTAAGTCGGGGTTAGCCCGGCTTTTTAATTTTAAGAGAAGAAAGGAGGGTGCTTTATGAAAGATCCAGAAATGCTGGGTAACCTAGTGATTGGTCTAGGGATATTAATCGCTTTGATTACATCTCTTAACAATTATGTTAGTAAACCTGTGAATGAACTTAACCGTACTATTGCTGCGTTAGATTCGCAGCTTAAGAGCATGAATGAGGACATTCACGATGTTGAAGAGGCGGTCAGAGAGCAGGAAACTCATGATAGGGAATCTCACTCACGAATGTGGGTGAAACATAACGAACATGATAGCAGGCTCAACGATCATGAGAGGCGAATCGGTTCGCTGGAAAACAGAAAGGAGAAATAAAAAAATGAAAATCAATTGGAAGGTAAGATTTAGGAATAAGACATGGCTACTTACATTCGTAGCAGCGGTCGCAGCTTTAATTTATCAGACACTTAAGGTGTTTGGTATAGTGCCAAGTGTAGCGCAGGAGCAGCTTATGGAGCTTGTAACAATGCTTGTTGGCATCTTGACACTGCTGGGGATTGTCGTCGATCCGACGACTCCAGGCACAAAAGATAGTGACCTAGCAATGAGTTACGGTAAACATGATCCTGAAGAAATAGATAGTATGGGTAGAGGATGGAATGATTCTAATAAGGAGGTCAACGATGAGCAACAGTAGTCTGGTAAATAAACGTATAATTACCTCCCATTCAAGCAGCAGAATGGGAAGTAAAATAACTACTATCATAATCCATCATATGGCAGGAAACCTGAGCATTGAACAGTGCGGTCGGGTATTCCAGACAAGGCAAGCAAGCACTCACTATGGTATTGGTTCCGATGGACGTATTGGACAATATGTAGACGAGGCATATAGGGCGTGGTCTGTAGCCAACAAGTGGGGCGATGCAAAGGCGGTTACAATGGAATTGGCCAACGATGGCGGAGCTGATTGGCATGTATCGGATAGGGCAATTGAATCTTGCATAAATCTCTGTGTAGATATTTGCAGAAGAAACGGAATCCCTAGACTGGTATTTACAGGCAACTTAAATGGCAATTTACAGATGCATAGATACTATATGGCAACGGCCTGCCCTGGTCCTTATTTAGCATCTAAGTTCTCATACATAGCAAATGAGGTTAATAAGAGACTGGGTGCAGGTGGATATGTAGCGCCGTCACAGAGCTACATCACGAGTGATGGGAAGCTAGTTATAGATGGCTTGTTCGGATATCAGTCTGTTCTTAAGATGCAAAAGTGGCTTGGTGGTCAATACAGGGACGGCATACTGAGTGGACAGCTCAAGAACTGTGCAAGATATATCATGAATATGAAATGTGGTGTACAGTGGGGTTCGGGCGGCTCATATACTGTCAGATTGCTGCAGAGGAGATTAGGTGTTACCGCTGATGGGTATATCGGATATGATACTATCTGCGCCCTACAGAGGTATCTTAATGGTCAAGGATACAGTTTAACAGTTGATGGTTATGCTGGAGCTAATACATGCTCTGCTTTTCAGAAGTATCTAAATTCGGTGGTGTAACATGAATGCTTTGTTAGATGGTATCAATTTTGTTTTGATTAATGCTCAAGTTGGAATTGAACTTGGTGCTACAGGCTGGTCTTGGTTTTAGATAGCAGGGGGCGATTAAATAGCCCCCTCTATTTTTCTTTTTGATAATTTTAGATATATAATTTATTTAATTGTTCCTATTGAGGAAATTTATTGCCAATTTTGTTTACAAAAATGTATAATATACTTGACAAAGGATATGGTTTGTTTGGGATGTTGAAAGGAGGGATAAAATGTATAATGTTAAAACAATAGCCGAGTGGTTTTTAGCTTATAATAATAAAAGACGAGAGTTCGATGATGAGGATACCGATATGATTAGTAATCTAAAACTCCAGAAGCTTTTGTATTATGCACAAGGAGCATTTTTGGCTATAAAAAACACACCTCTTTTTGAAGAAAAAATACTGGCATGGAAACATGGTCCTGTAGTAGAGGAAATGTATCAAGAGTATAAAGCTAATGGAGCCGATGGAATTGTGCCGGATGAAGATTATAATATTGAGATTTCTGAAGAGGATTTGGAACTTCTTGTAGAAGTTTATGATACTTTTGGAAAGTATTCGGCTTGGGGGTTGCGCCAATTATCTCATCAAGAGACTCCTTGGATGGAAACAGCGCAAGGCGATGTTATTCCTCTCGAAAAAATTAAAGATTATTTTGAAAAACACTATGTATCATGAAAATAAGTTCTAATGATAAAACCCAAATAAGTATTCATCAGAAGAAGCAGGATGTGCCAATTACATTCTGCTTCAAACATTTAACTACAAACAAGAAGTATCGGGTACGAGACATACGCGACTACAGAAAAAAATGTAATGCATATGAAAAATTGTTTGAAAAAATAAATGAAATTCAAAACTGCCCTTGGAAAGATTTTGGGATAAGAAAGAAACAACAAGGTTTAGAGTGTATTTCGTTTGAACAATTAAATTTTTCAGCAACAAACTTAACTGAAGAATTGAAAGATGTAAGTAAATTTATATCTATAAGGTTTTGTAGTGGGAAGTATAGAATCATTGCAATCAAAGCTCCCGAGCGCCCTGTTTTACATATAATTGGTTTCGATTTGAATTTTAATGCTTATGATCACGGGAATTGATCTTACACAATCACACATGTGTAGAATTACGTAGGATCTTTAAGTGGAGCTTAACCAGTGTGATACTAGTCACATAATTAGTCACTATATACGTTAGGTACTGAAATTTAAGCGAATGCTTGTTCACTCGTAATGAAGTGGTTGCGA